TTGAGGTAAAGATTCTAAAGGATGAAACAGATACAGACTAATGTTGTATTTGAGTTACTAGAATCTAACCAATCTAAAATAGTAGCATTACAAGGATCAAGTAGGGCAGGAAAAACTTATAATGCATTACTATGGATTATATTTAGTTATTGTCATAAGAATACTGGAAAGGTAATCAGTATTTGTAGAAAGACACTTCCAAGTTTAAAAGCAACTGTATTAAGAGACTTCCTAGAGATACTTAGAAATAATGAGCTGTATTCTGAAATCTATCACAACAAAACATCTAATGAGTATTGGTTAAATGGAAACCTAATAGAGTTCTTCAGTCTGGACATGGGGAGCAGGGTTAGAGGAAGAAAAAGAGATATGCTGTTTATTAATGAAGCTAATGAGATAGACTATGAAGCATGGAATCAATTACTATTTAGAACAGATGGAAAAATAAATGGTGTAATCCTAGACTATAATCCACATGACCAGTTCCATTGGATTTATGATAAAGTATTAGAGAGAGATGATTGTAATCTATACATTACTACATTTATGGATAATCCTTTTATTTCTGAAACATTAAAGAAAGAGCTATTAAGATTGAAAGATACTGATCCTGAATACTGGAGAGTATATGGATTAGGTTTAAGGGGTCAGAACAGATCATTAGTGTTTAAATTCTATACATGTAATGAAGTACCACCTACAGCTAGATTTATAGCTTATGGATTAGACTGGGGGTTTGCTTCAGATCCTTCAAGTATGTGTGCAACTTACATAGATGGAGATAACATGTATTGCAAAGAAGTTCTATATGAAAAAGGTTTAACTAATCAAGACTTAGCTAGAGAGTTTGAGAAACTAGGATTAGATAGAAGAGATGAAATATATGCAGATTCAAGTGAACCTAAAAGTATTGAAGAGATGTATAGAATGGGATGGAATGTAAAAGGTAAAAAGAAGTATGAGATAAACTATGGAATAGACCTGATTAGAAGATACAAACTACATGTTACAAAAGATAGCATAAATGCTATAAGAGAACTAGAGAGCTATAAGTATGTAGAAGATAGGAATGGCAATCCAACTAATAAACCACTAGATGCTAATAACCACTTTTGTGATGCACTTAGATATAGTGTGGTTCATAAACTATCTTATCCTAACTATGGAAGGTATGCTATAAAATAAAAAAGGAGGGAGACCTAAGCCTCCACTCCTGTACACCTTAAAGGTGCCATTAACAAATTAATATGAAAAACATTACACTGAATCAACTATGTTGGCAAGGATTATCAAACCAACTGCTGCAATCCAAAGTAATAAGGTAATTAACCATATAGGTAGGTTAAAGTATTTTTCTAAATCTTTTAAATCTTTCATAATTAAAATTCTAAGTTTTTCCATTTTTCTATAATCTGTTCATTTGTAGAATCATCAATGTAATAAGTGTAGCCATTGATTTCTATATATACTGAGTCTTTTGATCTAACATCTATTTTCATAATTATTGTTTTTGTTTTTCTTTAATATAGAGTTCTTCTGTATTTATTTGATAAAAAGGACCATTCATTACAACTGGCACTTCTTTGTCTAGTTCTTGACAGTCTACAAAACCATCTTTTTGAACTGGCACCATAATTCTATCTGAAACCATTGTTAGTAGTTGGCAGATTTCCTCAGGTGTAGATGTTTGGTAAAAGTTTAATACTTTGTCAAAGTTAATTTTAGTAGTGTTTTTCATAGTGTTTTTCATATTAATGCTGCAATATAATACATTATTATAATATAAGTCAAGTTTTTTAATAAGTTTTTTTTAAATTTTTTATAATAAAGTATTATATAGGTATGGAACTATCAGTAAGAATACCTGAAAACCTTAAAGAGATAACACTAGGACAGTATCAGAAATACTTAAAGATTCAGGCAGAGAATGAAGATGAAACATTTATAGCTCAGAAGATGATAGAAATCTTTTGTAATACTAAGCTAGAATATGTAATGAAAATGAGATGGAAAGATGTAAATGAGGTTGTAACAGATCTAGGGCATATGTTTGAAGAGAATCATAAGCTGCAAAAACAATTTACATTAAATGGAACTAATTATGGTTTCATACCTAATCTAGATGAAATATCATTTGGAGAGTTTGTGGATTTAGATAGCTACTTAGGAGATTGGCAAGAAATGCATAAAGCAATGCAAGTTCTATACAGACCAGTTGATATAAGTGTAAGAGGTAGATATAACATTAAAGAATACAAAGCTCTAACAGATGAAACTATGAAAGACATGCCTCTAGCATATGCAATGAGTGCTGTTTTTTTTTTGTTGAATTTAGGGAAAGAGTTATCTCAAGTTATGATGGACTATTTGCAGAGGGGAGTTCTGAAGGAAGCTACACATCTGAAGGAGGGTTTAATAGAAAATGGGGTTGGTATACATCATTTTACCAAGCAGCTCAAGGGGATGTTACAAGATTTGAAGATATCTCAGAACAGGGGGTTCATAAAATCTTAATGTATTTAGAATTTGTAAATGAAAAGAACACATTAGAAAACCAAAGATTAAAAAGAAAATATGGCAACAGCAGATAAAGGAATAAGAGGATTTTACTTAGTATTAGATACAGTAAAGAATGAACTATTATCAAACAACAATATAGAAACTTGTACATTTGGTGATATTACAGATGTAGACTTAGAGAAGCAGTCTATGTTTCCTCTTGCACATATTATTCCTGAATCAGTAACACAAACAGAAAAAACACAACAGTTTACTTTTACAGTTTTAGTAATGGACCAAATAGATTCTAAGAAAGAATACAATACTGATATATTTACAGGTAACACTAACACTCAGGATATTTTAAACACACAACTAGCTGTATTAAATAGACTAACATCAAGACTAAGATCAGGACAACTATATGATGATGGTTATCAATTAGTAGGAGATCCTACATGTGAACCATTTTTTGATAGGTTTGAAAATGTATTAGCAGGATGGTCTACAAGTATTACAGTAGAATTCTTTAATGACATATATAAGTGCTAATGAAATTTGATGAAACTAAGAAAATATTACAAGACTTTGTTAATGAAGTAGTTAGGTTATCAAAAAAGAACTTAGCTAAAAAGAAAGCATCAGGTAAGTTACAAAGATCTATTAAAGGTGATTCTAAAGTAAATCCTAAATCTTTTGAAATGAGTTTTGAGATGTTACCATATGGAGCTTATGTAGATGCAGGTGTAGATGGTAAGAAGAAAAGATATGGTAAAAGAAAATCAGGCTTACCTACATATAGTTTCAAAGATAAGATGCCTCCTCCTAAAGCATTTGATAAATGGGTTATACAAAAGGGAGGTAAGTTTAATAAAAGCATAAGAGATGCTTCAGGAAGGTTTAAGAGCAGATCAGTTAAATCAGTTGGCTTTAAAAACTCACTAACATTTCTAATAGCTAGAAGCATATACATGAAAGGATTAGAACCTACTTACTTCTTTACAAATGCTTTTGAAACAGCATACAAGAAACTACCAAATGAATTTATACAGAAATATGAATTAGACATTGACAACTTTTTAAAATTTACAACAAAATGAGTGCAACATATTTAGCAAGACTTAGATCACCTTTTTTTATTGATGAAACTTCTACAGCAACATCAGGTTCAGCAGACTTAACAATTACAATTAATAGTGCTACACAATATGTAATATCTAAAGATACAGCAAGTGATAGAGTTATATTTGAAGTATCAGAATTAATAAGAGACTTCTTAGACATTACATGGGATGGTGTATTTCCATATAGTTCTAATACAACAGACAGTCTAGTAAAATATGCACAAATTAAAATAGAGTTTTTTGCAGGTAACAAAGCAACAAGAGCATTAACACCACAATCAGCAACTCAAACAATTACTCATGACCTTTATGGTTTTGATGCATATAGTGAATTTAAAGAAGGCTCTAATAAACAATTATCTTCAGGACAGTTATTACAAAGTAACACTACAATGTATCTTCCTGAAACTGGAGATGCATATGTGCCTTCAGAAAGTTCAAATGGTATAACTTATACAACAATTCCTGATACAGTATTAGATGGACAAAGTCAAACAATAGCAGGTATTACTGTAAATGTCAAAAGGATATGTGAACCAATATACAATATTATTAAGGTTATATTTGTAAACAAGTTTGGAGCTTTACAAGAATATTACTTTAACAAGAAAAACATACAATCATTAAATGTAACAAAAGAAAGCTATAAATCAACATTAATATCAGGTCAGACCTATAATACATTTGACCATCAAAAATATCAATACAATAAACAAGGATCAGAAAGAATTACAATGAACACTGGTTATGTAGATGAAGGACAATTTGAACCTATAAAGCAAATCATGCTATCAGAGTTAATATGGGCTGAAATAGGTGTAGCAGTTTATCCTATCAATGTAATAACAAGTTCATTAGAAAAGAAAACAAGGACAAATGATAGACTAGTAAATTATAGTTTAGATTTTGAATTTGCATATGATATGATAAATAATGTTAGATAATGAGTGCATACCAGTTATATATAAATAATCAAAGAGTTGAAATCTATGATGATGAAAGTGTTACTTTAACACAAACTATTCAGGATATAAAAGATGTATCAAAAGTGTTTACAGATTTTTCTAAACCTTTTACTTTACCTGCATCTAAAGAAAACAACAAAATATTCAAACACTACTATAGGTTTAATTTAGGATCAGGTACATCATTTGATGCAAGAAAGAAAGTATCTGCTAGAATAGAATTAAACACAATACCATTTAAAGAAGGGCTGCTTAAATTAGATGGAGTAGATTTAGAAAACAATGAACCTAAATCATATAGAGTTACATTTTTTGGAAACACTGTAACATTAAAAGACACACTTAAAGAAGATGAGATTAACTCATTAAACTGGTTAGACAACTTTAATACAACATATAGTGCAGCACAAGTATTAAATCTTCTAACTAATCCTTTTGGAACTGGTGGTACTGGTACAGTTGGTAATAATAACAATGAAGTAGGAGTAACAGTAGATGACTTAGGGACTAATGTAACATACTACAAACCAGTTATCTGTCCATTAATA